CAGCCTGAACCTGGAGACGTTCGATGAATGGCCGGAAGGCCTGGTTGCCGACGTCACCCGTTTCCTCGACAACGTCCTGACCTACTTCATCCGGTACGCCCCGGAGCCGCTCAAGAAGGCCGTCTACTCGGCCACCCAAGAGCGCTCCATCGGTATCGGTGCGATGGGCTTCCACAGCTATCTGCAGAAGCATGGCGTCCCGTTCGAGTCCGCCGTGGCCGTAGGCATCAACAAGACCATCTTCTCGCTCATCAAGGCCGAGGCTGTTGCCGAGAGCGAGTGTCTAGCTCAGGAGCGGGGAGAGCCGGGTGACCTGATCGGCTCGGGTCGTCGCAACGCACACCTGCTGGCAATCGCCCCGAACGCCAACAGCTCCATCATCGCTGGCTGCTCCCCGAGCATCGAGCCGTGGCGCAGCAACTACTACGTCCATCGCACTCGCGTCGGCTCTCATGTCATCAAAAACAGGTACTTACAGGCTGTTCTTCAGAAGTACGGTAAGGATGACAACGAGACCTGGACCAGCATCCTGGAGCATGACGGATCGGTTCAGCACCTGGACTTCCTCGACGGCACCGACAAGGAGGTGTTCAAGACCTTCCCTGAGCTGGACCAGCACTGGGTCGTCAAGCACGCCGCCGACCGTCAGCCGTGGGTCTGCCAAGGCCAGTCGGTCAACGTGTTCTTCGCTGCGGGCTCGCCCCGCTCCTACGTCAACAGCGTCCATCTCGCTGCCTACAAGGGCCGCATGAAGGGCCTGTACTACCTGCGCACCACCACCGGCCATGCCGCCGAGAAGGTGAGCCGCAAGGTGGAGCGTCAGGCGCTCGGTGAGGCCCCGAAAGAAGAGGAGTGCCTGTCATGTCACGGCTGACCCAGTACGCCCAAACCTACAAGCCGTTCCACTTCCCTTGGGCGATGGAGGCGGCAGTCAACCATGAGCTGATCCACTGGCATGAGCAGGAGCCCGAGCTGCAGGAAGACGTTCTGCAGTGGAACACCGGAGTGCTGTTGCCGCATGAGGTGAACCAGATCACTCAGATCCTTCGCCTGTTCACGCAGACGGACGCTCAGGTAGGGCAGAACTACTGCGACCTGTTCATCCCGTACTTCAAGAACAACGAAGTTCGCTGCATGTTGCTGGCATTTGCTGCCCGTGAGGGCATCCACCAGCGCGCCTACGCTCTGCTGAACGACACCTTGGGACTCCCGGACGAGGAGTACTCGGCTTTCCTCGGGTACACCGAGATGGCTGCCAAGATCGAGTTCATGCAGGACAACGACGTCAGCACCCCTGCGGGCATGGCGCGGGCCTTGGCCCAGTCGGTCTGCAACGAGGGCATGAGCCTGTTCTCCGCTTTCGTGATGCTGCTGAACTACCAGCGCTTCGGGAAGATGCTGGGCATGTGCAAGATCGTCGAGTGGTCCATCCGCGACGAGACCCAGCACGTCGAGGGTATGAGCAAGCTGTTCCGTGAGTTCTGCCGGGAACACCCGGAGGTTCTCACCGACGACTTCAAGCGCTCCGTCTACGAGATGTACCGCACCGCCGTCGCCCTGGAGGACAAGTTCATCGACTTGGCCTTCGAGCTGGGTGAACCGGAGGGGCTCACCAAGGCAGAGATGAAGCAGTACATCCGCTACATCGCTGACCGTCGCCTGATCCAACTCGGCTTCAAAGCCAACTTCGGCGTCAAGGACAACCCGCTTCCGTGGGTGGCTGAACTCCTTGCCGAAGGTCACACCAACTTCTTCGAGCAGCGCGTCTCCGAGTACTCGGTCGCCGGCATGACCGGTGGCTGGGGGTGGGAGACCCTCGCTGCGTAAGGTAACCCTCTATGTCCACCGTCCTGCTTCTGGACGCGGACATCCTTTGCTACCAGACCACCTCCTCGGTTGAGACGGAGGTGGACTGGGGCGATGACTTCTGGACCCTGCACTCGGACCTTCAGGAGGCGAAAGACCGCCTGGGGTCCGAGGTTGCGTATCTGACCGACAAGCTCAGCGCCGACGAAGTCATCCTCTGCTTCACGGATGGCGAGAACTTCCGCAAGCAGATTTACCCCCAGTACAAGACAAATCGCAAAGGCGTCCGCAAGCCACTGGCCTACAAGGCCTTGGTGGCTCACTGCAAAGAAAACTACGAGACCTTCACCCGGCCAAACCTGGAAGCGGATGACGTCATGGGCATTCTCGCCACATGGCCGAAGTTCCGACCGGGAGCCAAGAAGGTCATCGTCAGCGAAGACAAAGACCTCAAGACCATCGGCAACGCATGGCTGTTCAACCCGGCCAAGCACGACGAACCGGTCTTCAACGACCCCCACGAAGCCTACCTCTACTTCCTCGAACAGACCCTCACTGGCGACACCACCGACGGCTACCCCGGCTGTCCTGGTATCGGCCCGGTGAAGGCCAAGGCTGCCCTTGAGAAAGCCGCAGAGGGAGCCGAGTGGGCGGCGGTCGTGGCGCTCTACCTCAAGGCGGGGCTGAGCGAGGAGGTGGCTCTTCAGCAGGCGCGTTGCGCCCGAATCCTCCATGCAACCGACTACGACTTCAAAAGGAAGGAACCGAAGCTATGGCTCCCGCCGCAAACAGTTTCCGCATCTACGACGTAGTGACCGCGACCGATCGTTCGATCCAGTTCAGTCACGACAACGGTATGCCCATCCCGCCAACGGATGACGTGACCGTGATAGCCATCGACGAAGGTCTCCTGACTCTCTCCGACGGCTCCCAATGGCACCACAGCCACTTCCGTCTGGTTCATCGCCCGGACGTCCCGGAGCTGGACCAAGACGACTCGCTGGTTGGTGAGTTCAACGAGTTCGGCATCCTCGACGAGGTCCGCGAGTACATCGCCAAGACCTACGGCGAGCATTACGCAAAGGACGGCGTTCAGGCCTTCGCCCTCATCGCCAAGCGCCCCGAGCGTGGTCTGCACTTCGCCCTGAGCAACGTCATCAAGTACGCCGACCGCTTCGGTGAGAAGGGTGGTCGCAACCGCAAAGACCTGCTCAAGGTCGCCCACTACTCGGTGCTGGCCATCTACTGCCTCGACAAGCTGGAGGGCCGGGTATGAAGACCAAGCCCGTCTCTCTTGGCGACATCCATCGGCACCTGATGGCTACCCATGGCCATCGGGTCAAGAAGGCACCGCAGCCCGTCATCATGGACCTGAACAACCGTAGCTGGCGTCGTCCCATTACCGCAGCAGTCGCTGTTGCCGGAGGGCTGATTACCGGCTTCGCAGTGCTCGGTCTGTTCTGGCTGCTGATTGGAGTACTGACGTGAACTTCGCTGAATACCAACGCAAATCACGCAAGTTTGCTCAGTATGCTGAGCCTGTGTATCCGTTCCTAGCGCTGCCCGAGGAGACCGGTGAGTTCGTTGGACTCATCGCCAAGGCCAGCCGTGGGGACAACATGGAAGCCCGCTTCGGCTCCCGAGAGAAGTACCAAGAAGCAGTCCTGAAAGAGGCCGGCGACGTCCTCTGGCAACTCACCCAATGCCTCACCGAAATGGGCCTGTCCCTTCAAGATGCGGCAGAACTCAACCTCAAGAAACTCGAAGACCGCCTTCAGCGCGGCGTAATCAAAGGACAAGGAGACAACAGATGACCAAGACCAACATGAACACCACTGAGAACGTAAACGCTGCTCAGCTGATCGACCAGATCATCGGCCAGATCGCCGAGAAGCAAGGCCCGGTCGTGATGCGCTGCGAGAAAGAGATTGGCGCTGTCGAGCTGTTCATCGGCATCGCTGCCATCCAGCCGAAGGGCGAAGAGCGCGTCGACCTGATGCCAATGCTGCTGTCGGAGCTGATGGAGCAGATTGGCGCCGAAGCGCTGGTGGAAAGCCTCGTCGGCACCCGCCACTGAGCCGAAGAACCGCGCTCCTAGCTGGGCCTCCATGAGTCCTGTGTTTGCTTGCGTAGATCGCTTTCAAGAGCGGCAGTCAGCTTTTTGCCTCTGATGCTAACGTCAACTGACGCGGCGAGGAGCTGTCTGTACCCCTCTGGGTCTTGGTCGTAATTCAGAGCCAGCGCAGCTAGCTCCACCACTTTAGAATGGTAACTTGAAAACTGCTCAACGAGCCTATCGTTGAGAATCAGTTTCGCTCGTACCGCAACAGCCGACAGCACGTTTGCCTGCATGACGTCGAATCGTGTGCCACATATCTGGAGGTGCGTGTGGAGAGTGTTAACGGCCTCAAAAATCTTGATCTTCTCGTTGACCAGATTCAGTTCGTTGGCCCGTCGGGCTTGCTCAGCCGACCTCATGGCAAATCCTGCAGCGATGAGGGCGGTGAAAAATGACAAGACGGAAATAATGTCGCTCATAATCTAAACAAGGTCGACGTGCGAGAGTCTTCGCGGGTCGCTTTCTGAAGGTCCGTAACAAGCATCTCCTCTATCTTGGATCCGTCTTTTTTTATTTCTTCTGAAAACTGGCGCGGCTTAAGGTAAGAGGCGGTGCCGTCTACGCTTACGTTCGAGAAATCCTCAACCATAGCGGTCAAATCCTTCTCGTAGCGAGCTAGAGAAGAGTAGATTTCCTCACTATATATCAGGCGGGCCCTACTCCTTATCGGCCCCATTTTGATAGCTAGCAGCAGGCCAACACCTTCGCCATCCCTTTCATGCTCCGCTCGCACAGCGCAGAAGTCGTCATAAATCTTCAGCTTCTCTTGCACCAAATTCAGGGCGTTGGCGCGTCTGGCCTGATCGGCTGACTTGGCTGCATAAACGAGCGCAAAAACCGCCACAACTAGCGAAGCTGCGGCTATGTAATCGCTGGCATCCATGACTCACTCCTTCAAGTAAAGCGAAAGAATATCACGCGCCCCAACGCTGAGATTTACCCCCAGTACTAGCCAGAAGCAAAACAGCCAAGTCATTCCTTCAAAAGCGACTTGGTTGAGGCACCCCTCTATGAACATCGACATCAGACGTCATAAAGACCTGATCGAACTCCTCGACACTCTCTACCCCCGCAAGACATTCGGCCCTGAAGTCCCGGTGGACCTCATCAGGTTCGAGTGTGGGCAACGCTCTGTCGTTGAGATGCTGAAGAATGAGCTTCGGTATCAGGAGGAGAGGGCAGACGAGTTCCAGGCCCAAGTCTTAGGTAACCCCGACTATGTGTAGTGGCTCCCGCCCTAAACCGCCGCCACCTCCGCCTCCAGCTCCGCCGCCACCTCCGGCTCCGCCGCCTGTAGCCGAACTGGATGTGGCGATGGACAAGAACCCTGACTCGCAAGCCGCCAAGAGCGCCAAGCAGCGTGAAGGCCGCGCAAGCCTGCGAATCCAACGCCAGACTGGCATCGGTGGAGGTTCCATCGGCGCTGGCCTGAGTATCCCGAAAGGATAACGAATGATTCTCCCTGCTTCCAAAGCCAGGAAGCGGTACGAGACCCTCAAAGCAGAACGACAGCCTTACCTCGACAGGGCACGGGAGTGCTCCAAGCTCACCATCCCGTCACTGTTCCCTGAAGAGGCCTCCACAGGCAACAACAGCTTCCCGACCCCTTACCAGAGCATCGGCTCCCGTGGCGTGAACAACCTCGCCTCGCGGCTGCTGATGTCCCAGCTCCCGTCCAACGCTCCCTTCTTCCGTCTCAAGCTGTCCGACTTCGACTACCGAGTCCTGGGCAGCGAGGAAGAGCGCGGCAAGATGGACGCTGCTCTCGCCATCGTTGAGCGCACAGCCCTCGACGAAATCGAGAACCAAGCCCTGCGCGTCCCCACATTCGAGGGACTGCGTCACCTCCTGGTCGCCGGCAATTCGTTGCTGGTCTACCTGCCCGAAGGTGGCGCAAGGGTCTTCCGTCTCGACCGCTATGTGGTCAAGCGAGACCCAATGGGCAACATGCTGGAAGCCATCACCCACGAAAGCGTTGCACCTGCGGCCCTGAAGAAAGACCTCCTCGATGCCATCCAGGAGTCGAACACTCAGACGGGCGAAGACGCAGACGACCTCTCCAACCAGAAGACGCTCGACCTTTACACCCACATGCGCCGCAACGGGAATGGTTGGGAATCCTACCAAGAGATCCGAGGCCGAGTCGTACCCGGCTCCCGTCGGACCTATCCGCTGGACAAATGTCCTTGGCTGCCGTTGCGCTTTACTCGCGTCGACGGTGAAAGCTATGGGCGTGGTCTGGTAGAGGAGTACTTCGGTGACCTCCGGTCGCTGGAAACGCTGACGAAGGCAATCGTTCAAGGCTCTGCCGCTGCCGCAAAAATCCTCCTGCTGGTGAGACCGAACGGGTCCACCAAGATCAGGGAGGTCCGTGAAGCCCCCAACGGTGGGGTCATCTCCGGTGATGCAACTGACGTCACCGTTCTCCAACTCAACAAATACGCTGACTTCCGCGTGGCCAAAGACTTGATGGCCGAGCTGGAACAGCGCCTTGCTGCAGCCTTCCTCATGAACAGCTCCATCCAGCGCGATGGAGAGCGGGTGACCGCAGAGGAGATCCGCTTCATGGCTCAGGAGCTTGAAGGTGCCCTTGGTGGGCTCTACTCGATTCTCGCTCTGGAACTCCAGCTACCTCTGGTGCGGCTCATTCTGGCCAACCTGGAGCGCCGCAAGAAAATCCCTGCACTCCCCAGCGACAAGGTGAAGCCGCAAATCACCACGGGCATCGAGGCCCTTGGTCGCGGCATGGAGCTGAACCGTCTGGCCCAGTTCCTGAAATTCCTGGAGCCCTTCGGACCTGAAGTACTGGCTCGGGAGCTGAACCTCGCTGACTACATCGCCCGTGTCGGAGCCAACCTCGGTATCGACACCGCCGGCCTGATTAAGACCCCCGAGCAGAAAGCTCAGGAGGCACAGGCAGCTCAACAGGCACAGATGCAGGCAGGGGTCATGGATGTCGCCGGCAAGGCAGCGCCTCATCTCGTAAAAGGAATGATGAATGGCGAAGGCCAACAGTAACGTCAAAGTCCACAACGTAGCCAACAAGCGGCGTGGTCAAGGGCTGAGGAAAGTCGTCGAGGCCCGTATGCTGGCCAAGGCAGACGCCCCGGTCACCAAGGCCGGCAGCAAGCCCGCCACTGCCGCTGGCTCTGGTGGCTCTGGCAAACCCCCGGTGACCACCAAGACGTCCGCTCCGGGCTCCTCCAAGTCCACCCTCCCGGCCCGCACCGGCAAACCTGCAGGGCGCGTCGAGAAGGACATGGGCAAGGCCGAGCGAGTCCCCAACAAGGCTCTGTCCGGTCCCGCTCAAGCTGCCGCCAAGAAGCCCGGTCTGCTGTCCCGCGTTGCCAGTGGCATCCGTGGCGCAGTGAACGCCGGCAAGGGCAAGGCAGGTCCGCTGGGCCTGTTCCTGACCGGTGCAGCTC